TGTTTTTTAAGAGCGTCTAAAGCAGCTTTTGGCATTTCGCCTTCCTTGATTTCTTCCGAACCTTCTTCAGCTTCTGTACTTTCTAGTTTAGTATTGTGACCACTTAATTTTGGCATAGGGTCAGCACTACCTTGCGATTTTTGTTGAGCATCGCCAGAAACTTGTTTTACTTTTTTAGTTGCGTCAGGATTACTGTCTGTTGGTTTAACAACAGCTGCGCCTAAATCCTCTGCATCATTTTTCAGATGGTTCGGTTCAGCCGCTACAGCATTTTTCTTAGGAGCATCCGCTTGAGGGTTTGCACTCGCCTCAGCTACTGCTTCTTGCTCTAACGCCGCTAATTTGTTTTCTGTATCGGCCATTTGAGAAATCTCCTTTTTTAAAAATTACTAGTAATTTTCTCTTATTAATAGATATTTATAAGATTAAAGTTTTTCAAGAAAGGACTTAAAGACATTTGCTTTAGCTTCTGCTAATTTAAGTCTTTTTGCCTCTTTGATATGTACTTTATACTCTTCAATATCCTGTGCTTTTATAACACCATTATCCCATACCCACTCTTTATTTTCCATAATACCTTCAACGAAAGCGTCTGGAGCTGAGGGGTCTGCAACAATGTCGGCAGCAGTAGCCAAGTAGAAATCTTTTCCTACATAGTTAGCACCGCCTTTTTGAACCAAGGATCCCATACCTCTTGAAGATACTCCTAATTGAGCGCCTTCATCAATAAGACCTTTTACAATCTTACCGTAAGGTGTGTCCATGATTTTTGCTTCACCAATAAAATTTTTGCCTTCTGGTTTTAGAGCAGTAATCATATGTGATACTCTCTCTAAATTTACTGTAGGACCATCTGGATGACCTAGTTCACCGAATGCTCTCTTTTTATCAATGAATTCTTTTGAGTATCTATCTACCTCTTTTGATAAGATATCACTTTCATATATTCTTCCATTTCTATTTTTGATATCTGATTGTAGAAAGACACCACGAATTTTGTAGTTCTTTTTACCGTTGGTTTCTTCAACCAAGTATTCTGCGTTTTGAATTTCTTCCGATATTAACTTCATTTTTTTTCTCTCTCGTACAAACTATTTATATGTTTTTGTTACCTAAACTCAATAATAATTGTATAATTGTCACCCAAAGCAAAGTTTTTAGTAGATAATAGTACATCACCAGTTGGTGTAACTGCATTATTTGGTACTTCATTACCAGCTGTTCTTAAATCAAAATAACCATTACCACTTAATAACATAGCAGTTGCGTTGGTTTCTCCGTCCCATATCAACTCAACTCCTGATTTGTTATTCGCCGTGTTAACTGAATACCATATCTTGGCAATTTTTCTATTACCGTCCTCTGTCATAAATGTGACTTCGGAAGCGTCTATCTTTTTTACTTGTGTCTCACCAGTACCATCTGAAAAGTTTGTCAACTTTGAGACAAATTTAACACCAGAGGTATCAGCGATAGTTTGTGATGTTACTAAATCAGCCATTGCTAAATCCTATTTCTTTATGACATTCCAACATAAGACTAAACTTATCTACATTTGCGTCTGTCTTAATTGTAATGTCGCCTGTTCCTTTTATTTTTTGTTCGCTAGGTTTTAGACCGTAGTTATCTATACCTATCATTGTAAACTCATCATCTTCTTGCGTATTTTCAAATAACAATTGTACCTTGCCTGTGCCTTCTATTTCATAATAAACATTTGCTATTGAAATTTCAGATTCGTTTGTAGAACCTTTTAAGTTATCTAAATTAATAAGTGTTTCATTCTCGTTACGAGCACCAGAAATCTTATTGATAACCTTAAAACTATCGTCAACTAATTGTGTACTACTGATTGTCATAATAAGTTTTACTCAATTCGCCTCTTTCAACTGTAGTACCTTTTTTTCTAGTTCTAGCATAAACTTTTACAGTACCACCACCTGGTTTTGTATAAGTTCTTACACCACCAGAAAATACAGAGTTTGCACCTGCACCTGAATCTGAATATGTGTTAGCCGCTGTAGCAGAATTTTCATACTGCCAAACTGCGCCTGAACCTGGTACATCTACCCATGCCATCTTTATACTCCTAATTCTTTGTCTATGTAATCATAAACAACATTTGTTTGTACATTATGTTTAAGACTAACTTTATCAATAGTTGTCTCAACTTCTTTTACAACATCAACATTATCATAATTTACTTGACCAAAAAAATCATTTACCACCTCTTTGTGTTTAGGTGGTAAATCATTAAAAGTAGTTGTATCAACTACATTTTTTTTAAGTAGTTGGTTGACTTTCATCATTAGCTGGTGCCTCTGCTGGTACTTCACTTTCAGGTGTTGGTTGCTCATTACCATTTGGTTCAAAAGCAATTTCATTACCTTGTGTGTCCATCATTGTTTCAGTTTCAGGTGAGGGGTCTGTTACAACAGGTTTTGGGTCGCTGTGAGGTTGTGCTTCAACATCACTAAAGATTTTACCTGCAATATCAACTCTTGCCTTATCTAAACTGTCTGCAACTTTAGCTCTTAAAGCGTCTTTAAAAGCCTCGCCTGCGTCAGCATTATTACCAGTTGATAAATCATCAACAAATTTCTTAATATGTTCACTCATTTAATTTCTCCTATTTGATTTCTCTAGTATATTCGCCTGCGTCTGGCATTGCGATTATACCGTCATCAATTTCTTTCTTAATCTGTTTGTCAATATCAGCAATATCTCTATCAGTTTGTCGTAATACATTCTTTCTTACATACTCAACTGAAAAATATTTACCAACATAGTCTCTCATAGAATCGGCCAATCTCAATCTTTCCATTAACATTTCAGACTCTTTTAATTCTGCAAAGTGTCCGTCTTGTAAAAAGTCATATTGTACATAGTCTCTTAATAAATGCCAATCTTCTTCCGTGATAACAGCTTTAAGTATTAGTTGTGTTTTTAATATATCATTAAATAACTCTGTAAACTTTTTTCTCAACCTTTGTACAAACTTTGTAAATTTAAGTTCATCTCTAGTTATCTCGGTACTTCTACCAAGATTGAAACCTTGACTTGCTTCTAATCTACTTGCTGGTACATTCAATGAACGATATAGTTTACTTCTAAAGTATTCAATATCAGATATCTCTCCAAGATTTTGTCCGCCAGGTAGTGTAGTTATATCTGTACCTCTACCACCTTCTCTACTTGGTAACCAAAAGTCTTCTAACATAGACATATAGTTTCTATCATCTCTGATTTCACCTGTACTTGCGTCATAAACAAGTTTGTTTCTATATCTTGCCATAACATCTCGTAAGTATGCTTCAGCTTTAACTTTCGGTAAATTACCTACATCAATCTTAAATATTCTTCTTTCAGGCGCTCTTGCGATTCTGTAAATTACAGTAGCGTCTTCAATCATTCTTAATTGATTAACTGGTTTAATTGCCTTATGTAAATATGACAAAATCATATTTTTGTTTTGGTCAACCATACCAGATGGCACAAATGCGATTGTGTCTGGTGCTATCTTGATACCACCAGATGTTGTTCCTGCAACACCTTTTTCATTAAACAAGTAATACTCTTCAAACTCATCAACAATTGTTAAACCGTGAGGAGTAGGACCGTCAGGTCTCTTCTTTCTTACTTCTCTAACTTTCTTAATTTTTCGTGGGTCAATGTATCTTAACTCTGTAATACCTTTTCTTGGTGATTCTCTGTCAATCACTTTATGGTAATACATTCTTCCGTCAACATACCATCTTCTAAAGATGTCGTGTCCTTTTGTATTAAAGTTCATCAACCTTAATACTTCTTTAAATTCGTCTTCTATCTTCCTTTTAACTTCATTACCAAATGTAACTTGGTCCAATCGTAGTTTAATAGCGTCTTTAAGTTCGTTAGCCACGATTGCTTCATTAACAATATCCTCTATTGCCATGTCACATTCGGGGTGTAACGCTATTTCTCTATATCTTCGGATTAAGTCTTGCTCGGTTTTAGCAGTACCTTCCATGTCAAGGTACTGGCCAAAATAACCCCCAGCGGCGATGGTTTGTGTACCATCATCCGCTTGAGGCTGTGTAAAGCTTTGTTTTGGATCCGCCGTTTTCTTTTGACGAGTGATAGAAAATCCAAATAATTCCGCCATAATATTACTTCCTTTGTGTTACTACAAGGTATTTATATACTATGTAGTAGTGTTACTTTCAAAGTATTGGTAATTAAATGTCACCTGGAATTCTTCAATGGTGTCATTATTACCGTAGTCCAATTCAATAGCAGCGATTTCAGTCGGGTATGCACCTCGTAAAGTGTATGACTTAAGCGTTGCTCCGTTTCTATCCAACTGGTCAACAAATGCGTCAACTTGATAGTCAGCAGGATTTGTTAATCCTTCACCGTCTGTCATGTTGTTAATACCATTAGACCATCTTTCAAATGCGTTTCTTAATTTGAAATTTGTATCGTTGATAACCGTAATTGTCCAATCAGCGAATGTTCTATCGCCAGCAATCTTAATTTGTCTTCCTCTAAAAGGAACCGTAACCATACCTACCGTCATTGCCGGTAATTGTGTTATCTTACATAAGAATGCTAACTCTTCTATCTCTCCACCAACTTGCGAGTAACCAGGAAAAGGCATTGTTACCTTAAACTGATTGGGTCTTGCGCCGCCGCCTGCAAGTTTAGCTTTGAAGTCATTTATGTTTGCCATTTTATTTTCTCCTTAGCCTTTCTTAACCTGCAACTTCGTCAAAACTGACGCCAGTTCGTGTTGCGATAAATTGTAAAGTAATGAAGTTAATGCTTCTAGCAGGTTTCACAAAGATTTCTGCTACAAATTCATTTCTATCAATTACTTCACCTGTGTTATTAGTTTCATCACAGACTACTAAAAAGTCTGTAATACCTCGTCTACCTTGTACTTCTCTTAAAAAAGGTTCTACAATGTTTCTAAAGTT